TTCAACTTCTTCTTTAATATGTTCGGCATCACAAGAGCGATGTGGGCATTTATTAACATGCTTCTTAAAGTTTTCTGCATCATCTTTCGATTGGAACTTAAAAAATGCACCTTTATCTGAAACACTATCTACTTCACCATTGTATTTTTTAGCCCCAGACATAACGTGCTTTGTGTCCTCTGGATGCGGTTCATCATTATATTTTGAACCATCATTCACATGAACTAAATGTGCCTCGGTCAATTCAACTTCTTCTTTTTTACAAGATCCTTTTGAATATGGTTTTTTACCAGGAACTGGTTTGTAATTTGGCCAACATCTGCCTTTTTCATCTAAAAATTGCTTAAAATTTTTCATTTGATTTCCTTAATCCAATCGTCAGGTATTTTACCATGTTTGTCCTTAAAATCATCATGTAAATCTTTACCTGTGATTCCGTGTTTCTTTGCAATCATTTGCATTAATCTGTCAATAGAATTATAACTATGACTTGTCAATTTCATTAAACCACCTTCTAACTCTTTAACGTGGTCTTCCTTGAGTTTCTTTTTCTTCTTAGTAATCTCTATACCAACTTTACGGTCAGCGTAGGTTTCCATTGGTTCTTTATTACTACCACCCATCAAAGTACCACCAACACCCATTGCTACTTCGCCTGGACTATCTATTGCTTCTTTTTTAATCTTACTTCTCATATACTTAAAAGGTTTTGGTTTTGCATCATAAGCATTTGTTAAAGGATTTACTGAACCCCCTGATGGTACCGCTGTGGTAGCTGGGTTAGCGTTACTATACATTTCACTTTCACTATATGTCTGGTTACCTAAACCAGCACCACCTGTTAATCCTGAACCATTTGTTCTTGTGTTCCACTCAGGTCCTAAACCACTTACGTTTGCCTTCTTATAATCTTTACCTGAGGTATCACCGTATTTCAGCCTTTTCTTTTTGTCCTTGTCTTGGCTGAAGTTGCTTTCTTTGGGCTCGGGCCTGATTTTAATTGTTGGGTTACTGCCTTCGTTGGTCTCAAATCTGCTGGTGGTTGTACTGGAGTCTCCACTATTGGTTCGCTCTTCGTAGGTTCTGAAGATGTAACTTCCACGTTTCTTATATCCTCCGTCCCACTTGATGTTATCTCCGTTGGGGTCGGTTGCACGGTTGTCTGCGGGAATGGCCATGTCTGCTCTGAGGCTTGGCGTGGTCTTAACTTTAAGAAATCGATTAGTCTTTTTATCATCTTGCTCTCCAAATAATCTATTTATTGTATAATTGATGTCTACCTTTTTGTTGCGTTGCATCCAATCTGTAGCAGTTTCATTGACGATTTTACTATTGAGGAATTCAGTCGTACTTTCATAAATTTCATGGATATCAAACTCTTTATCATTTAAGTCACCAGTATTATCAAATACCATAAAGTTACTATACAGTTCTTGATATTGTCTAGTAACTTGTTGTGCTTTTAACCACTTATCATGACGGACAGATTCAGCCATCATTCTAGATAGCATAGAATTTCTTTCTTTGGAAGCTTCATCAGTAGTATTGACAAATACCATCATGGTTTGATATCCAAGTTCTTCTAATTCTTCTTTGATGTAAGTAATCTTTTCATTGTCATCAGCAGGACCATTAATGATTAGTGGACCACGATTACGAACAGCCTCTCTACGATAATCATTTGATTTTTCAGACAATTTTTGTTTATCTGCTAAATATTCTTTAGCTTGTATGAGATTTAATTCAACAATAGAACTTGAGGCAATGGCTTCACGAATAATAACATCTTTACCAGAATTTGGACCACCAGTAATAAAGATGGCCTTAAACATACCACGATTGTGTTCTTCGTTTAATCCCATGCCTTTACGGACATCATGCATTAATTCTTTTGCGTGTTCATCCGAAACATGATGTGGAACACCAAGACGGAAAGAATGGAAATCTTTATTCTTTGTGTGTTCTCTCATCTTGGTACCAGATATACTAGCTGTATGGTCCTTTGGTTTACCTTTATCTTCTTCTTTTTCATCTGCATCAGGATCTCTATGTCCAGCAGACTTAACTTCTATTTTTTTGAAATTATATAAAGCACCTTTATGTGTACCATTAAACTTATGTAATTTTTCATCATATTCTTTAACACGGTCGGATCCAGCAACCATAATTAAATGGTTATGTCCAGCTTTGTTTAATGCTGCAGCGTGTGTTAAAAATGTTGGATTTTCTTTACTAGCAACCGTAAAATTTGTTCCAGGTGAATACCGTTTTAGATGTTTTAATTTTTGTTCAGCTGATAACGGATTCTTTTTGGAATCTTGTGAGTGAGAAACAATAACATGATGTTTTGCACCAATCTTTTTAGCAATTTCTTTAACTTTATCAATAAGTTTTAGATGACCGGTTGTTGGAGGATTCATACGACCATAGGTCATTACTACCGGTTTGGCACTCTTTTCTGCTTCTTCAAGTAGTTCTAAAAAACTTTTCATTTACGCACTTTCAATAAATTGGCTTTAGCAAACTCTTTACGATTCACTAATTTGGTTGGTTCGCCTGCATGATGAACAACATATCCTTCTGGATCTGTTGGTTTATCATCTATATGATGCTCTAAATCTCCTGTGTGTTGGTTCAAGTTATTAACCAATACATTTTTTGCTTGTTGTAAATGGTGGTGCATTTTTAATAAGTTATCATAATCTTTTTTGTGTGTATCAATATGTTTATGATGAGAATTTAACTCAGCTTCTTTACGACCTCTTGCGGCAGGAGTTTTCAGTTTCTCCATACTTTTTTTGTATTTTTCAGCAATGTGATTCTTCAAACCCTCTGCTGACGGTTTCTCATCTGTTCTAACTGTATGATTGATATAGGTTGATAGATGGCCTGTTTCACCGCCATGAGGTTCTGTACTTTTATACATGGTCTTTTTATGTGTATCATGTATTTTTTGTGCAGCTGCCATATGTTTATGAAATTCATCTTGGTCTTTTTCAGAATAATAAACATTACTTGTATCATGTTCAGGATGTTTTGTCCAAACATCTTTGTGGGTATTAAAATTATGTAAGTCTGGATGTGGGTCCGCTTTCATTTCAGAAGCAGTCTTTCCATGATATTGAGTATGAACTACAATACCCATCTTAGAATTTTTAATCATTTGTGCTTCGTTGCCATGACCAGTATATGTAATGGTATTTGGAGTAAATGATACTTTGCCATTTTTATGGTGTTTCAAATCCTCATGAGTATACATCAAATCCCCTTGATATACACCTGTTTTAGGTGCAATCTTTTTAAGATGATTCAATGATGCATGAAGTTTATCCATAAGGCCTGGTGCATGACCATGATTCTTTTTGATATCTTCGTGTGTGTAATTAATCTTTGGATTCTTATTGAAGGCAGATTTACTTGCCACAAAGAATTTACCGGTTTCAGGATGATGACCAAATACTAAAGATGGAGAACCATCATATTTCATGGTAAGGTGAGTTGATTTACCGCCAGACTTCATGTGTTCATGAGCTTGTGTTAAAACACCTTTTGTGTGTTCAAAACCTTTTGCGCCGTGAAATAATGGTCTATCTTCAGCATGATGAATATGCTTAAGCTTAGATCCTTCTTCCTCAGTTTCTTCTTTTAAGAACGTTTTGAACGATAACATTGATTTCCTTACAGATTTGCAACACACTTTGGTCGCCGTATTTCTTATTTATACAACATTTTAATTTTGACAGCCAATACGTAAAAATACTGGCTTCGATACATAGTGTCAAAATTATTTTGATTCCATCAATTTTTCGATATCATCTATTGTATTACTGATTAAGTGATTATTCATTACGTGTTCATAAGCAGCATCAACACTACGATTTCTCCAAACTTTAAGTATTTCTACCAATTCATCTTCGGTGTTATATGTTGTACCGTAATTAGATAACACTTTGGCAGCCGCAATATTTCGAGAAATCCAAGGTGTTTTATTTAACATAGACTCAATTAATACCAAACCAAAACCCTCAGCGTCAGAATTCATAATATAACAATCTGCATCAGCAATAGCGTCTTTTACATCTTTTGGATCTTCGACCATGAGTGGAATAACAGTCTCAGAAGCATGAGGCATGATATTATGACGATTATCATATCCTGTTGTGACCAATACAGCATCGGTTAATTTGGCTTTACGAAAAGCATCAGCAAGTTCAATCATTTTCTTATTTGGCCAGTAACCACCACAAGATAAGAACATTCTCTTATTTTTTGGTATACCAAATTTGTCTTTAAAACGACCTTCAGTACCAAGACAATCTTTAAGTGAAATACCATGAGTTACTTTATGGGATTTATATTCAACTTCAAACCTTTTAACGTGTTCCCAATCTTCTTGTGTGGAACAACCAATAAAATGAGCATCATATAATCCTTGAACACAAACAGGACTCATTGAAGGTTTAATTAAAAGATATAATACTTTACCCGGTAAGTTTCTTATATTTTGAAGAACAAAATTTTGAATACCAACATCACCACCATGGATAACAACTAAATCTGCACCAAGACATTCTTGAGGATTGCTTGACACATGAATACCATTGAAGTCTCCTTGGTGTTCTCCAGTAAAAACAATAACTTGGTGGCCTCGCCTTTGAGTTTCTTCAGCCATCTGCTGAACATAGTATTCGGATCCGCCAGGAAATGGTGCATAACGATGTACGACAAAACATATTTTCATTTTTTATAACCAATCATTTTAAGTACAGAACCTCTCGCTGGTTCTGGATTTCTTTCATCAGGATACCTTTTACAATCAGTAAATCCATTTTTTGTTAATAACTTTGA